TAATATAGTTGCGTACAAGTCCAGAACGAACAATGTCATCAACACCGAACTCAATACAACAGAACTCTTCCATCGTCTCAAGAATTTTCATAAAGTCAAGAACACCGTTCTTTTCGTTTTGCTTCACCAGGTCAGACTGAGAAACATCACCAGAGAAAACAATCTTAGCATCCTGACCAACACGAGTGATCATAGAATCAAGTTCGTGGAAGTTGAGGTTTGCAAATTCATCGACGATGATGATGCAATTATCAAGAGTAACACCACGAATGTAGGATGTACTCCAGAATGAAATAGTTTCCTGTGTTCTCAGGTTATTATACAGCATTTCGAATGCATTGTCATCTGGCATTTCGAACATGAACTTGACCATGTTCTTGTAAGGAATCTGATACAGTGCTGATTTATCTTCATGGTCTCCAGGAAGGAAACCAATTTCTCTGGTAGGAACAAGAGAGCGAACGATATAAATTTTATCGTAAGGAGTATTGGGATTCAATACCTCTCTTAAAGCCAGATAGAGACTGATAAAGGTCTTACCTGTACCAGCACAACCGTGAAGAACTAAATGTTTGTCTTCTGCCCAACAATCAAACACAGACTTTTGACTGTCTGTTAATGGTTCAATGTTAAGAAGATGCTCATTGTTAATGGGCTTCTTTCTTCTCATTTGCTTTGCACTCATTCCTGCAGGTACTACTGCATTATTGTTCCTCTTTTTTACTGGCATACTAGGTGAAACGAGATAGGTTTGCTCTTGGGTGGTGCGACTGTACTCTAGACATCGCCTCTTTAAAACCATCAGATTGTTTGGGTTTACCATATGTAACTCCACCGATTCCAGCAGACCAATCTTTTTCCCAGTCAGGATTATCTTTCCGCCACTGGTCATAGTCAGCCATAGACATGTAGAGTTCTTGTGTTTCCCCAGTCTTGGTGTTTTTAACGGGATATGTTGGCAAGATGCACCTCCTCTTATTTAGTGTTATGGACCTCTGACAGTTCAGTAAATTCTCTCTTCAATTCTTTACGAATCTTTTGATAGAACTCTAAAATATCATGATTGTTATTATAGACTAGTCCGCATTCTTTTGCGATACTAATTACTTCTTGATTGTTCATTTTAATCGATCCTAATACAAGGTTGTACATCTTCGCATTCACACTTTCCAGGACACCATCCAAGTGCTTCGGAAACACTAGGAAACTGACAGATAAAGATCTTCTTTGCTGCTTCAGCAATTTCCATATGCTCTTTCTGAGTGCCATTCGCAGAGCGAAGATTAATATAATGGATCCATGAGCGGCATGAGCCAGTCATATAGATACGAGTTGGAGTTGCCAAAGGCAATACAAAACGAGCAGACTCCTTTGCCACTCCTGCAGAAAGCATATCATCATACAGATCCATAATATCTGCAAAGACATGCTTCACACGACGTTCAAAACTCCTCTTGAGTTCTGGGTCAAGATCATCAGTAGAGTTTTGACGATTCTTGGTATCCTGCTTACGAAGTTCAGGAACAGGAATCTCTTCAGTCAAAAGAGAAGCATCTGCATATCGTTGCGAAAACTCTTGAAAAGTAAACGAACGATGACGGAGAATTTGTGCTGCGATACCACGATTGGTTTCGATTTCAAGAGTCATAGAAGACTGCTCAAACACACTCCAGTGATTATGTTCGATGCAATACTTTAGAAGTTTAGCATAGTTAGGGTTCTCCTGGTTCGCAGGATTACTAACCCGTGCGATGTATGCCATTGTCTTTTCTGCATCGGGGGTGACAGATACTAGACAAACTTTACTCATTTCTTTGCTCCTCTCAAAATTCTTGCAACGATTACAATCCCTAGGGATTCAACGTAACCTATCCTATCAAGACTGAACATTTTTGTCAAGGATACGTTGAAGGCAAACATGAACAGCAGGGGAAGGATTACTATGTAAGCAATCAATCCATTGATGATTGCCATTCCTTTCTCGATATTTTCTTGTTTTTCCTGCTCTTCAAGTTGCTGTTGCAGTTCTTCCTCTTCATCTTTAGCTGGACCTCTAGGATCCAGATACACTGTCATTTTGTTAGTCATTTATCAAAATCCAAAAAATTTAATCTTATAGTCTTCTGGTTTCCCATACTCAAAATTTAATTTTTGTTCTTCCAACTTCTCTAAAGGTTCTCCAGTACATCCATCCATCCAAGGAGAACACAATCTCATAACACCATCAACTTCAGAATAAAGTGGTGGTGGAAGTTTGACTTCTCCAGTATCACCAGTGAGACGTTGATAATCTAATAAGGCTTTATCAACGTCTCTTTCTACCCTACGCTTTACTTTGTCAGGATCTTGTAGTAGAAGGTCATTAAGAACACTTTGCGGGAAATACTTTCTTTGAACCTCATCCAGTAAATCCCAAAGTCCATTCTCAGATACCCCCGTACATTGTGATAGAGTTGCGATGATTGTAGAAACAACTACACCTAAAATTAATAGTTGTTTCTTATCTGGTTTCTTCTTTCCAAAGTTGAAATTGAAGTTCATTTCTTTTTCTTTTCTTGTTTTTTAGGCATGTCCCATAATTTAGGATTAGTCCTACCTTCAGATTGTTTAAATGAAATAAGATCTTCACGATAACGGTCCCAATAATAATCAAAGATATCAACTTTTTTATCTGTGATTACAAGGTCATAACAAATAGAACCGTCCATTTTATATTCAACTAAGTATGAATTGTATGGTAGTGTTCTGTCATTAGCAATATCAGGAGCACAATCTTTATATATAATCTTCATCAGGAACGGCCTCCCCATTTAATTTGGGGAAATGCCTCTTGTACTACTGCTTTGGTTATTCGATACTTGTCCTGAAGTTTACCATCCTTCACTAGAACAAGAAGTTGTGCTTCAGAAACATGAAGTCCTTCCAGCATTCGGATGAACATCTCCTCGCGTTTGAATTGCTTGAGATCATCTTTACCACCTTTAATAAAGTAGTAGAGTTTAGCGTACTCCTTTTCTAAAACAGTATGCTCTGTTCCTGCAGGTGCATCATTAGGAGTAAAAGGTACATCTCCCTCAGGGATCATAGAAACTACACTGTCATCATAATTCCAAATAAGAAGGCTACGAAGTGCTTGAGTGTTGTTCTCTTGCAGAATCTTGATCTTCTCTGTTTTGGTTTTGGCATTCGATACTTTCTGAAGCACCTCAGAAATAAGTAGTCGATTACTGGTATTCATGGACATTTCAAAATTCCTCAATCTTTTCAAGTAAACTAATAAGTTGCTTCTCCACGAAATAAGTATACATTTTACTTCTAGGAGGAGGGGTCACGGAATCATATGATTCAATAATTTTTTCTTCGACCTCTACAGGTATATAGGAGAAATCGATGAGGGTCAAATTTCGTTTGTAGTATTCCATCTGTTCTGCATTACAGAACTGCTCTGGTGACAGATTAATAATCTTGTCAAGAGTCTTCTTGATCAAAGGACGTTGCCTTTTACCCTCAACAAAAGTATCATCGGGAGAAAGGTAGTTAGGAATACCATCAGACTTATCCCCTTTGAGTACGTGCTGAATGATATATTGCTTTGGATCCATACCAGAAACAAACTTTTTCATTACAGGATTATACTGCTTCAACCAAGGATACTTCTGCAACTGAATGAAGTCTTTATCTCCAGAAAGAATCAGAACCTTTTCAACAGGTTGCATATCCTTCTGCAAACGAATATTCTTCACTGCTATTTGTTTTGTCATGACAGAGATGATGTCATCTGCTTCAGCACCATCTACTTCCATAACTGTGTATGGCATGTGCTCACGGATTTCATCACGAATTTGATTCAAAACTTCAAAGATCTGGCTCCAATTAAAGTTGGACTTTTCTCGATCTTTCTTGCGGGTCCCTTTGTAGTAAGGGAAAAACTCTCGTCGCCAATAGCGTTTGGAGTCATAACAAAGGACTAGTTCACGACCGTACTCCTCACAAAACTTCTGGACATACATCCGAAGTGAGTTAAGTACCATGTGGCGAACTAGTCCTTTATCGATTCCATCCGAGATTCTGGTTTGAACCATGAGATTGGAAATCATCACTTGGTTCATGTCGATAAGGATCATAGTAGATTTTATTCATCTTCCTCATCGATCATATCATCTTCATCC